GTTTGGTAACTGTTTTAACATAGTATTTGGTACCAGTTAGTGGACTATCGTATAATAGCGTTTCATCAACTGATGTTGCTAATGCTACATTTCCATCTGTTACACCGGGTGCAGGAGTTCCCGCAGCAGTATCTGAATTAGCAGCCTTATCCCCTGCACCATTGCCGGCATCAATTTCTTTCTGTGTAACTGTACCTGATGCTACTAATTGTGCCTGTCCAGCAGCCACGGCGGCTTCGTTAGTTTCACCATCTAGGGTAATTGTAGCCGAATCAATCTTATAAGTTGGACTATTGATTGCTGCTAATGTTGCAGCCTCTGCACCCTGTGGATCGTTCCATAAGGCTATATTTACAAAGTTTGCATAGACATTTTCGCTATGATAAACATCGCCCACTGCATTTAGTCCGCTACTTTTTTGTGGGCCGCCTCCTGCTACATATGGCATACTAATCTCCTAATGCAGTATTTATCGTAGGGCGATTCCAGTAGTGCCTTCTAAATACTGTTTAGCAGCCTCACCCTTGCTTTCCACAACAAAGAACATATTGTTTCTGCTGATTGTAATAGAACTATCTTTACCTAAGAACACCCAAGGGATCATTCCCAATCCTTGACCGTTCATAGTCAATGCTAGAGGGCGACTAACTGTAACAGTATCTGCGTCCTCTTTTTCAAACTTGGCAATGATTTCATCACCGTTAATTAGTTTGATACTTACTACATCTCCACTGGAGAAATTCTTACTGACATTGATTAGCATTTTATTCCTTTGTTTCTTTTGGTAAATCGCACAAGGCTTCTAGAGTCTTGTAATTGTTGTAGGCTTTTTTTAATGCTTCAAAGTGTTCTAACTTGGCAGGGTCTGGCACCAATATGGCTAGGCGACTTTGTATATCTTCTAGTGTCTTAGCAATACTAACACCTTTGATCTTAACATCACCCTCAAAGTTAGCGTCGCCGTTGACACTCAATGATGAGGGAGTGGATGATGACGTTATTATACTGGGAGTAGTGCTCCAAGCAGTTCCATTCATTCCATTATATAGATACTGACCAGCGGCACCTGTACCACCACTACTTATGGTAAAAGTATTTGAATTCCATAATGATGTATCAAGGGTCATAGTATCAGGTTCTACTTCTACAGTTTCCTGTGCTATGGATTCATCTGACTCGTCTGCCCATTTAAAATCTTCTGTCTTAATATTGGACAAGGCCTCTTTGATTTTATCAAATGCATTAGCCATTTAAATGTGCCTTTAATTCAGTGAAGCCGCCAATTACCACATCGTCAATTATAATCTGCGGAACTGACCGGGCAGTTGGGATTGCTTCTAGCAATTCTTCTCTACTATATCCATCTCCAATTTTACGTTCTTCAAACTTGATATCACGTTGACCTAACAATGCTTTGGCCTGATCACAATATGGGCAGTGATACTTACTCCATACAACAACTTTCATTTTTATTTTCCTTTTAAATTATATTATGTTTTTTTCTATAATCTTCTACTGCTGCCTTGATAGCATCTTCTGCTAGAATTGAACAATGTATCTTAACTGGAGGCAATGCTAGTTCTTCTGCAATGTCGCTGTTCTTGATCAACGATGCTTGATCAAGACTCATACCTTTGACCATTTCAGTAATGAGTGAGCTACTGGCAATTGCTGAACCACATCCATATGTCTTGAAACGAGCATCTCTAATAATACCATCTTCATCTACTTTTATCTGTAGTTTCATTACATCACCGCAGGCCGGGGCCCCGACCATACCTGTACCAACTGTATCGTCGATTTCAAACTTGCCCACATTACGAGGGTTTTCATAGTGATCAATTACGGCAGCTGAATAAGACATATAATTCCTCTAATGTTATATAGTAGTATATATGTTGCAAATATTAAAGTCAACATAAATATTAGTGTAGTTCGCGATACTGGACATATCCAACTACTCTAACAGTTTATAGGACTATCAGCAATGTATTTACACTTCTACGTTTATGCCTACTTAAGAAAAGATGGTATCACTAAAAGAATCCCCACTGATGAATATAATCAATACAAACTATTGATGACAAAGAATAAAATCCCTATGTCAGAATGGAATTTTGTTACTGTTCGATCTAAAGAAAGTAAGAATAGATTATAAATCAGGAAGGATTTCTAAATCAATATCTCCCCCCATAACCCCAATTATATAATTTGTACTTTCTGTTTCTTGTAGAGCTGACTGCTTTTTTCCAATGTTGGTATGCTTATTAAACCATGGGATAGGACTAGATTTAGGATGCTCGCCTTGATACTTAACGCCAATGTCTTTGAGACGAGTAAATGCAGTATAATCAACAAAGTCGCTCAGGATGGCTGCGTTAAGTCCAATCACTGGTCCTAGTTTAAACAAATAGGTTGCCCAATCTTTTTCTTCTTGGATAACAGACATATACATTGCATAGACTTCTTCAGCACATTCTGCTTCTAGTTCCAAGAATACAGGATCGTCTTTGGTTACATTGTTAATTAACCAGGCAGTCCATTCTGTATGCAATAGTTCGTCTTGTAGAATTAAACTGATGATGTTGCCGTTGCCAATATAGATTTTGTTCTCAACCATAGCAAGTGACGTAGCAAATGATACCATGAAGCGTAGTGCTTCTAATGCATAACTGGCATGTAATGCAAGCCAAATAGATTTCTTATGTTCGTACATATCTACTTCGATGTCTAACTCTTTCTTACAGTTAAGAACGTGTAGATCCTCATAGTATTTGCCAATGTTTGCGGCCATGCTGATAATTTCAGCAGTGTCATGAATCTTGTTAAATTCTTCCTTAGGTACACCATAGACATTACGGATAATATGACTGTAAGATTTACTGTGAATATTTGTCTCAAAGAAACTCCAATTGCTTACGAGTGCTTCCAGTTCAGGGATACTGATAACAGGACTAAACACTTGATTAGGCGCCCGACCTTGAATACTATCTAATGCAGTTTGACGCAGTAGATTACTAGTAAAGATATGCTTAATTGCATCGCTGGCATCTTTGTGATCCATTTTGTCTTTGGTTAAACTAATCTCCTCAGGAACCCAAAAGAAACCACGTGCTGTTTCTTCGTATTTGGTAATGCGGGGATACTTAACTTCCTCAAAACGTTGTACTGTAACTGGACCGGCTGGGTCTAAAAACATTGTACGTTTCAAGTAGTTTGTTTGCTTTGATAAATTATATTGTTCTTTTGACATTGTTATACTCTAAAACTTTCACCACATCCGCAACGATCTCTCTCGTTGGGATTCTTAAATTCAAATCCTTCATTCAATCCGTTTCTTACATAGTCTACTTCGACGCCATTAACATATGGAGACGACTTACCATCTATCCAAACTTTAACTCCGTAACTCTCATAAACAAATTGATCACGTGTAACAGGAACACTATCTACATATTCTAACACATAGGCAAGACCTGAGCAACCGGTAGTTTTAACACCTATCCTTATACCCAATCCCTTGCCTCTTTTTGTCAGCACTGTTTTCACTTTGCTGGCCGCTTTCTCAGTTAGTGTGATCATGTTATACAGAAAAGCTAGAACCACATCCGCAAGTTGATTGAGCATTGGGGTTGTTTATGACAAACGAGTTTCCCTGTAGATCTTCTTTATAATCTATTGTAGCACCCAACATGTATTGCATACTCATTGCATCTATTAAGACTTTTAAGTTAGGATGTTCAATTACAAAGTCATCTTCGTTTTGTTCTTCATCAAACGTGAATCCATATTGGAATCCAGAACATCCCCCACCTTGTACAAACGTCCTAAGTTTTAAGTTAGGATTATTTTCCTCTGCTAAAAGATCTGCAATTTTAGCAACAGCCGATTCTGATATAGTTACTTGTTCCATTATAATTTACATGCCTCGCAATTTTCTTCGTCGTCGTATAATACTACATTATCTGCGGCATTGATTGCAATGGGTAATAATGAAATAGTTCCAGTATCTGCCTTAGCCCCAACCTTGTTGATCAAACTATAGTAAATTGTTTTCAATCCCCACTTATATGCCAACATTAAATTCTTAGCAATAACTGTACCCGGGACCTTGCGATCCTGTTGTGGATCATCACTACGGAAGTTTGCAGGGTTATAAAAAGTATTTGTACTCAATGACTGATCAATGTATGCTGCCAATACTGCCGCAGTCTTCAAATATTCCACGCAATCTTTCTGTTCCCACATTAGTTGATAACGATTCTTTAAGCGTTTGTACTCGGGTACAACCTGTACAAACGATCCAGCCTTTGATTCTTTAACACTGATCAATTCCATGGGCATCTCAATTCCGTTGGTACTGTTTAGAACAACACTGCTAGACTCAACTGGCGCTACGGCCATCAAGGTAGCATTACGGATACCATATTTTTTCATACGTTCACGTAGTGGTTCCCAATCCATACTAGGTGTAAAGTCTGTTAGTTCATTGACACCGGCAGCTCTGCGTTCCCAAGGAAATACTCCCTTACCATAGTAAGTGTACTGACTACGTCCGCATGGGCCACGTTCTTGGGCAAGCTCGACACTGGCTTCGGTAAGGTAATATGCTTGATGTTCCATCCAACGTTTGACTTCAGCCAATGCCTCAGGTGTCCCATATTTAAAACTCTTACGTGCATGCCAGTAGGCCAAGTTAGTAATGCCAACACCAAGGGGTTCAAAATCTGTATTGGCCAATTTGCTCTGTATGCTTAGGAAGTCTTGATAGTTCAACAAGTTAGATAACGAGCGAACCAGCACACGACAACATTTTCTCATTTCCTGCGGGTTGCGGAACGCCCCCCAGTTGATTGATCCCAACGTGCATAAGGCTATCTTTGGTACAGCTCGTGTACATTCTTTTTTAACTATTTTCATTTTTTAATGTTCTTCCTCTATAATAATTTTTATTTTCTTCTAGAAAATTATCCATAATAGATAACTCAATCCTGCAATTTGCTGTCCCATTAGTCACCCAGATCCATTTTGCTGACTGCGATGATAAGTGTTTTTTATGTTCCGAACTTCTATAATATGGATTATACTTAACCCAGTTATCGGGCGCTAGTTCATTATTAATTAATTGAACCAATTTTGTATGATTACCAATACCCCGATTACGTAACATCGTATTGCTTACTGATAATCTATCTTTTAATACAACCTCTAATTCTTTTCGAAAAACGTATTGTCTAAATTTATTTGTTTCTTTAATAAAATCACATAAAACCTTAATAATAGTTTCTTTTGTAATGTCAGGTTTAGCGTTTCCGTTATTCATTCCGGAACTCAATTTACTTCTGTTTTTACCCCAGTTATGTAACTGTTCATTAGAATATTTTTCTTTCGTATTTCCGCCGTCGCCACCTTGAGTCATATTATAACCATTCTTAAACGCACCGTACTGTTCAACATATGAGCATTCTTTAAGTATTGCCTGTTTCCTTGTTTCAACTTTGCATAACTGTTCAGACACAATATTTTCAATACCGTACTTGCGGATGGCACGGTGAAAATGTCGAGCAGAGCCAGTTTGAGCATCTTTGATATGTTCTGCCAGTCTTTCCGACATGGTTTTCTTTGTATAACCTATATATTTCTTGTTGTTCAATGTGTGGCAGTAAACAATGTATTTTGTCATAATATTCTCCTACTATTATTTAGTCTGAAATACTATTACCCACTAAATTATATTAACAAATCTCCGATATCATCTGTTTCATCTAGTTCTCGAACCTTTTTACGATTTCCATCTTTAAGCAACACTTTATGTTCGCCGGGCAGAGTTAATTCTTCCCCGGTGTCGAGAGTGATCTTAAATTCACCTTCGTCGTCAATTCTTTGAAATGGATAAGTTGGAAGTAAAATTTCCATACACAAATTCGATTGATATATTGGATCCACCGTTGTATCAAACGGGCCCTGGTTAATAACATTGTCGATATTGACAAGATAGATGCGCCCAGTATCAGTACGTTCTTTAAGGATTCCAGCTTTGAATATCGCATCTGCCGATACAACTTTCTTTTTCGTTGTCTTGTCCTGCTCATACTGTGTGTATAACCTTTCAAATTCTTTACTGTCTCTGTAGTATGCTTGATATAGATCCGGAACTTCTGCAGGATTAAACAATGTGATCATTTCGTTATTCTTATAACGATTCCAAAACATTTTATTAACTACTACTGAGTAATCCATTTGTCGGACACGTACTTCTTCTGTGCCTTGATTGTTTTTTAGTACAATTAAATCTTCAAACTGTGCATGCCAAATTGGATATGTAACTGTACAACTGGCATTGCGTATACCGCCTTGCGAGCATGATCTCAAATCTGCAAACCATTTTTTCAAGAAAGGTATCATTCCAGTATGCTTGATCTCACCGTTGCGAATTGGGGCACCTAACGGTCTGATTCTGCCAATTTCCAAGCCAATTCCGGCTCGTTTTGACGCATATTTGGCCATCATTTCGCCGCTAGCAAAGATACTGTCTAGAGTGTCATCTGACGTTATCAATACACACGAGCTAAATTGTTTAGTGGTTGTTCCAAGTCCTGCTAGCACCGGTGTAGCCAAAGTAAAGTGACCGTCACTAGCACATTCGTAATACTCTTTTACCAGTTTTAATCTTGTTTCTTTTGGTTCATTATGAAAAGCTGTTGCGGCTGCAATAGCATAACGTATTTGCGGAGTTTCGTAAACTTGGCCAGTAGCACGATTCTGTACAAGATATTTTTCTGTTAGTTGTGCAATAGCAGCATAGGTATAGGTTTCATCTTTATCGTGATCTATAAACAGATCAATAATGTTCCATTCATCTTCAGTGTACCAATCTAGCAATTCACTAGTGTACATACCTGCTTGTGTATTCTTCTTTACAATACTATAAAGTTTAGGTGGTTCATAGTTTCCATAAACTTCTTTGCGTAGCATACTGACACGTTGGCGACCTGCTACGTATTGATAATTAACGTTGTTGATTTCTGGATTTTCAGATTCATCTATTAAATTAACCATAGCGTTAAGTAATAACTCATCTATGGTCTCTGTACTCATGCCGTCGTGTAATTCTATTTGTGCTTTAATTTCAATCATACTAGGACTGACGCCGTCGATGCCTTTACAAGCGTGGGCGACCTGTCTCTGTATTTTAGAAATGTTTAATGGAACCTTTGTTCCATTTCTTTTGATCACGTTGATCATTTTTGGTTGAACCTTCTTAAATGTGTCGAGGAAGATATTTACCTGGAGGACGCAAGTTCTACTAGATTTTCTAGTAAAAACGAATCTGGTATAGTTTCTATGGTTACGGGCCCGTTATCGTTGTAGTTAATAGCCCATGTATCATCAACACATACTACATTGTATTGCCTAGATTTTGTTTTGTCTACATAAGTTTTTACCTCTATTACAGAATTATTAAACTTATCAGTCAATTTTAATGTCCAAGCAATCATAATTGCTTTGGTAAAATCATCGTATTTGTTATCTACAATAAGTTCCCAAGGGCTAGGCCACGACTGTCTATGGTACGGATCAATTTTATTATTGTAGGGGATGTAGGGAGCATATCTCCAGAATGTCCATACATCTTCAAATGGTGAAGTGCTGTTATTTAATTGGGCACGATGCTGTGCCCACGACGAAAATCTGTCATCAATTGATTGGTCAAACATCAATTATTGTAAAATGTTAAGATTAAATTCTATTGTAGAAACTGTACCAGTTACAGTTGAGTCATTTCTAACAGTTAGTGTAACATAGTTACTAGTAGAAGCCAAGGTACTATCTACACTTATTACCAAAGGAGTGGAAATTGCTCTTGCCAATATATATGAATGATCATTATTAAATGTTATTACAGGGGCTGATTGTGTATCAAATACGGCAAGTGCTCCGCTGCTGGTATTGAAAAATGTTATTTGAGCAGAATTGGTATTATCCAATTCATCCACTAGAAACCAGCTACCGTCTGTAGCAAGAGGTGTACCAGGATAAGGAGTACTTGTATTAATGACATTTACAAAATCTGGATAATTAGTTAGGTCGACTACAAACTGTACAGGGCTATGTGCCAATCCGGTAGAAGTTGTAACTCCTTGTACTATAATAGATTCGTAACTACTAAAATTATAAGTGTCAGTTAATGAGGTATACCCATCATATGCCACGTTAACTATGATATTTCCTTTTCTGGACAAGTAATCATTATTAAGTTGATAACGAATAGATACTAGTTGGTCTCTGCCAGTTAGACCTAATTTTGCAATAGGAGTCGTACCTTGAGTAACAGTAGTATATGTTCCTATTGTTTCAGTGAATACAGAAGTATCATCTATAATTGCTCTACCTGCTACTAATGGCCAGTAATAAAATTCCGAGGCAGTGGTAGCGTTTGCAACAGTTCTTCTATGGAAATAATCATTAATAGTTTTATTACCGTCGGAATAGAATGCAATTACAGAGGTTGCAGTTGTACTACTAGTAGCGTGATCATCTAAATCAGTACCGTTACCGACTTGTATGAAATAGTTATTTTCGCTAACATGCATGGATTTGTTGGTACTGGTTCCAACAAAGATTGCTTCACGTGCAATACTCTTAAATCTATTAGAACTAATTAATCCATTAGTTGGACCATATACTTGATCATCTGCATATAATGAAACACCCCTGTTTAAATTACTAAAGATGCTATCAGTTATAACTGGACGAATAACTGTACCAGTTCCTTCTACACCTATATATAAACTGTCAAAACTGCATCTGTGAATTTGTATATTTTCACATAGTGCAACATCCCCGGCTTCTATATCGCCAGTCTTGCCTCTGATAGAAATACCTTTACCACCACCGACTAATCCATATGTAGTTGTACTAAGTGTATCAAACATTGTTTTAAAAGATATGTCTTCGATAATAGCATTCAATACATTATCAATTGATACTAATGACGGAACTTTCGGATCATCAGTAGATGTTGCATACTGCAATGTCATACCTTTGATAGTAACTTGTCTGGCACGTTTAACACCGTCACTCATTAGATTTGATTCAAATGTGTGACCTAGTGCATCTACAGTCTTAAACATGTTAGTAATAGTAGAATTTAATGTCAATGTTGTTAGTTCTTGACCTTCACCCTCAATAGAGGTGTACGGTGGCAACTCTATTGTATCGTTAATAAAGTAATTACCTGCTGGTATCAATAGTGTACGTCTAGCATCTTGTCTAGATAAGTCATTCCAGTTGCTATTTTTAAATAAGTCATTAACTGCTGTTCGGAATTTAGTAGTAATATCTGTAGCTGTAGAACTTACTCTAACGTCGTAGTCTGTTAAACTAACAAAATTATCCGACTTAATAGCAACCGTAGAAATAGATGAATGTATAAAACCTACACCATCTCTATATTTGTATGAGCTAGTGGTAGCATCTTGACTATGAGGACGGAAAGTACTAAAAATGCCACCTAACTGATCAATAATATCATTCTTATCATTTTCAGTTAAGATACGTGAGTTATTATCGTTGGTAGCACCTTCTGATATGCGCTTACCTATATATAAGTGTTCAGTGTCTTGTGCCCACCCAAATTCGCCAGCATCCAATTGCGGGATGCCCGTTTGATTTTCTTGTCCTCGACGTACTTGTATCTTCGCCACCTCTAAAATTGCCATATTCTATTCCCCTAATATGTTATTTATTGTACCAAACTCGTTTACCATCTACAAGTTTCCAGGCTTTTCCTTTGCAGGCTATATTAGGATGTCCTATCTTTCTCTTGTCTTCGTACGGAGGTAACGGGGGCATATCTGCTCTCCTAATGCGCCATCCTTTAGATTGTTTTTGAAATAACGGATGTTCTGGATTATTTGATTCTGATGCAAAAGAAGTGCCCACTCCGTATTCTTTACACCATTTAGATATATTATGAACTAATATTTCTGTAGGATTATCAATTCGGCTAACATACCAATCTCTAGCGGTCCTGTCAGCAGTGCGGGCATGTTTGGCTGCTTTTTCTTCAGGACTCAATGAATGATACCATTCTATTGCAGCTTTGGTATTAGTGTTACTTCTATCTATTATAGCATACTGTATGAATTTACTCCTATCACCACCAGTGCCGCCTTCAACTAAATTATAACAAGCCGGGTTAGTTAATGCACCGGTGTTGTTTATCCACTCTATTTCTTTAAAATTTAGTTCGTCATCTGTTGAACAAGTCTCTAGTATAACTTTTTCAAAGTTTTTAATACCGTATTTTTTATAGGCCTGCTTGAGAAGTTTACCCGATCCCATATAGTCAGGATCAGATCCGTTGTGTTTTCCTATATACCAACGGCCGTTGATTATATTTGTTATTTTATAGATATACATAAGAGTATTTAGCAATTTCTATAATAGCCATACTCTTATTATTCTTACTGTGTGAGCAATTGCTTCAAGCCGTTCATGCCTGTAGTATAGTATTCTTCTACTTTACCCAACCAAATGTCTTCATATTTGTTAAAGTTATTTTTAGTTAAATCAAATTGTTGATACTGTAGATCTCTGCTACACATAAAGATAACACCTCTACGAATATCAGTACCATAGACTTCATTATGTGCTAGGATATAGGCAACTAACTGTACGTAATAATCGTCAACCCATTCTGCCTTTTTAGGTTTATTGGTTTGTTTGTGGTCGGCGACCGCAGGCTCACCTTCATATACACCTACCAAGTCGGTAGTACCACTGTAAAGTCCTGGAAAATATAGTGACTGTTCCATAGCCCATACTTCATTCATTTTGCTTAGGCCATTTTCAATAATAACATCAGCCATCTTGTTAGCCTGTACATGCACAGCATTACTGCCGGGCTGTCGTTGTTCACCGATTAGAAAACGTTCTAAGTTGGCGTGCATAGCTGTCCCTACCCCAGCCGCCTCTGTAGTAATCTGCTGTGCTTTATCGTGCCCAATTCTATTACGCCATTCGTTAAGATGTGTCATGTCCTTAGTAGCACTAAGGATAGTGGTCACGCTTGGAAGTTTTTCTCCGTCCGGAGTTTGATAAACACGCTTACGAGTTACCGGATCATTTATCTGCTTGCAGTTTTTATATTGGAAACGTTCAATGAACGGAGGAGGAGTATATATAGTCATAAACTTAATTATAACTATATAATCTCAGGATGTCAAATTTTAGGAGTAAGATCCGAATTTGATTTTGCCATTTGATCCACACTAGAACCTGTAGATTTTTTAACGGCTGGATCTTGTTGTTCGCCTGGTACTTTTGTTTTCAATACTACTGTACCATTATCTAGAATATCTTGAATTACATCGCCAGTTGGGTCGACTTCATTTTTAAGAGCAATTAAACCGTCTGGTGTACTAATGCCCAAACCAAATGGTCTAATCATATTCATCACCGCAGGAAAAGGCAACTCTGATGGTTGCCCTTGTTTGTTTGCTAGTCCTTGGAATACTGCTAGAACATCTCTAGCAGATCCCAAATCTACTTCAAATAATCTCATTACTTGGCTAATCTAGACATGATGCTATGTGACTCGGCTAGTTTTCGAGCAAACCGGCTTTCACGCATTGCACGACCACTTGTCTCTGGTCCACCAGCAGCAGCATCAGCAGCACCGAACTCATCACCAGCTGGCATTGGGTTCATTTCATCAGGAGCACTCATGTCCATGCCGTCTTCTGGAGGCATACCTGGCTCCATCCCCATTGGCTCTTCTGGCATACTGCCGCCTGCTAGAGTAGCAACAGCAGCGCTGATAGTTTCACGTTGTTGTGTTAGAACTTCTAATGTAGCACTCAATGCAGGAGCAACAGCTTGCTTGAACGCTTCGCTTTCGGCTTGACCAAAGTCTGCTTTGATACTGTCAGCTAGTTCAATCATAGATTTAGTTTGGTATTGACCAACACGTTGCATCCAGCTTGTGAAGTCGTTGACCATATCACCGGCAGCAGTAATAGCTTTAGCTTTACCTTCTTCGTCTTCTTGCAACAAGAACTGTAAACTCTCATTTACAAAACGAACATTATGTTTGAAGTTGCTTTCTTCCAGTTTACCTTGTTTGGCCAATTTAGCACGTACAGCACCTGCTACACGTTCGCCAGCTTCTTTAGAACCGTAGTGCTTGCCTGCTGACTTAGCAATCTTGGCAAAGTTCTTACCTGGCTTACCTTCGTCCTTGCCTTCGTACATTCCCATGCATTCTTTGCAATCGCAGTCTTTAGGATGACCTGCACCTTCTTTCATTTTCTTATCGCTGTCGGGAGTCTTAGGAGCATCCTTACCACCGTAGTTCTTACCAGCAGTGTGCTTTAGGCCAGTGGCAGTTTTTGTAATCTCGCCGCCTGTGCTAGACTTCTTCTTCTCGCCAGCTTTCATGCTAGCTGTACCTGCGGCTGCTTTCTTAGCATCGTCAACAGTTGGGAAACCTTCTTTAACTGAATATTCTTTACCGCCAACTTTGATCTTCTCACCAGGTTGTACACCATCTTTCTTTGCGTTGCGAACAGCTTGGCCAAAGGCGTTACCTTCTAGTTCTTTTTCATCTTTCTTAACAGTCTCTTTGACTTTAGCACTCTTGGCTGCACTTTTCATTGGCTCGGCCTTGTTACCGTCTTTGTCTAAATCAAGAAAGTCTGGTTTACTGCCTTTAGCTTTCTTGGCATGTTTGATATCGCGCACGCCTTTTTTGGCCTCGCTTAGTTCGTCCATTTTGTCACGTAGTTTTTTGATGTTTTCGCCTAGCATTTCTTTAATCCTTGTGTTTAGCAAATCTAACATTGCTTTATCTTTTTGGTATGTCTCATTAGTCAGCAGATCGTTAATACCGGCAGCACCTTCCTGTTGAAAAATACGTGTGCGTAACTTGTTACGTATGTCTTCTAGCTGTTCTCTATCATACTTGGCTAGATTAACACGGGCACCGAAACGCTTTTCTAAGTCTTCTTTAAGTTGAGCACTTGTAATTGCTTTGTTAAAATCTGTGGTTTTCATGTGAGTTCCAAAAAGTGTTTAGTATTATTTATACGAGTTTTCGAAGTTTCTCGAAACTCTTGTTAATAGTAATACGACA